TATCCAATACACCTAATATTATCAAGAACAACGAAAACGAAAACCAAAACGAAATCAATTTTAATGACATTTAAACCTTATCATATTTATAATATATAATATTTATTGGGTGTTAAGGGAACCTAGGTTCCCTTAAAAACCCTCCCATCGGGTTAAATCCATATCATAACTCCTTCTCGTTCGATGCGTTTAATGAAATAATATAGTTGTGTATATTGTATATTTTTCAGTTGTTCACATACTTCGCCTTCAGAATTTAATTGTAATAAATCTCGAACTAAATTTAAAAATGTTTTATTCAATTCTTTTTTATGTTCATCCTTTTTATTATAAATAACAATATTTTCGCTGTCTAAATACAAAAATCTCTCTTGGACCTTTATAAGTTTATTTATCTCTAATTTATCAAACATATATCCGACATTCTTTAAATATTCAATTTGTATAAACAAATCGCGCAATATAACATATAAATTGTCATATTCCAATGAACTATTTTCTACGTTTAAAAAACCATTATTGCGCACATGCGTTATATAATCCTTAAATGTATACACGGGATACTTTATATCAAGTGGAATGGTTAATTTCATTCCCATATTGCTCGGATCATCATTACGTAAAAACGCAGAAGGTATATATTTGGTTAAATATCCGGATAGATTACTATAAAATGTTCCATCATCATTGTCGCTGGTGTCATGAGTATTAGAAACATCTCCAGATGATTCGGTAGGTTGTAATGGTAATTCAGTATAACTATTTGGTGCGGTTTCTTTTCCTAATATATTAATAATATCATCCTGAACATCACTATTTTCTGGATTATTTTCCACTATTTCCTGTGGTTTCGGGTTCATTTCATTTTCATCTTTTATTTTTGATTCACTATACATTGTATCTTTAAAAACACGTAACCCTTTCAATGGAAAAATAGAAAAAAACGATTGATTATATACTTTTGACATATCAATATTCGTATTTTTTTTTAAATGAATAATATAAGTATCGTTTTTTTGTGTTACAGTTGTCATATATGTAATATATACAGAATTTAATAATCAAATTAAACTTAATTATTAAATAACATTCATAATAATATACTATTATTCAATTTTATCGTGACTTTCCTGATCTTTATTTTCATTTCTAATGAAATAAGGAGTAATATACTGACCAATATAATATACTAAATAACTTCCAACCCAAACCCATGTGTTACGAATTTGATCACCCGTATAATGGATAATCCATCGTAGACCCTGACAATGTGGAGTGACTACGATAAAAGGTGCCATAATAAATCCCGTAATTGTAAGTGGGGTGCACAATGCGGGGTATAAATTTGCCGAAACATAATGAGTAATAGTCAATCCTAAATACACGAATACTATATGTGGTATATAACCAAGCACTTTCGCACTCCAATCCTTGACTTGTTCTGTGAATTCGTTCATAGTAATAATAGTTTACATAAAAAATATATACACAATAAGATTCAATTTTATTTATTTCCAATCATCGTCCCATTTTTCTAAAACATTCATAGGAATAGTAGGCAATATTGCGTGAGCTTCCCAAAAATATCTACAAAACGCCCATTGATATTTGGTTTGTCCATTGTAGTAATTTGTGGTAGATAAAACGTCTTCAATATATTCAGGTAGTAATCCATGATTACTTTTGGGCAAAACGTATGCGAGTTGTACGAAAGGTGAGAATGGTTTACTATTGGCAGAAATAATATATCCATTTTTTTGGGGAATATGTTTACACAAGTCTTTAAATAATGGGGGATAATGATGTTGATAGTTCCATTTCCAATCGGGACAATCGTCTGTATAATATCGAAACACCCATTCTAGTCCTTCAATATAATTCATACATACATCTCGAGTGTCTACATTCTCATTAAACAATGATTTATAATAACGCATTTCCCAGTAGTGATGTTGTGGAGAAATATAATTCTCCTCGGGTTTATAAATAACAGGAACACTTTGAACCAAAAAATCGCGATCTTTTTCATTTCCAACGCCCCAATTTCGTTTAGTAAATTTCATCTTAACATCATACTCATTAATTATACGATTGTGTTCATTTTTTGCCAATTCATTTACGAAAGCATACACCCATTTCCATTGAATTTGTAAATCGGATGAAATAAACGTTCGTTGTTTATGTTTTCCTAACTGCGAACGATACAAATCGAGTAAAATGTCAATGCCATTCGTGCGAATATTCAAAGACGGAAAATGTGGTAAAAAATCATTTCCTAAAAAGAAGCACATAAAAATGTAATCATATAATCGGTGATGATCATATACGTCACAATTCATTTCAGTTAAGATTGCTTTCGAAAAGTTAGGAATATCTAGGAACATATACTCACTCTTATTTGATTGTTCAATAAGTTGTTTACCAAATTCGGGCGTTTCACGAAAAATATACATTTGTTGAAAATATTGACAATGAAATAGCGACAACATAATCAAATCCGAATCTAGTCCATATATTACTGCGTTTCCTGAAATTTTATTTTTATTATTTCTAATATGTTGAAACATTTTATGCTCACCTTCACCGGGTTGGTCAGATCCAGAAACAATAATCTTTTTAACCTTGAAATGTGACTCTAAATTCGAAAACGCCTTTTTTATTTTTAACGAAAGTTCATTCATAAAATTTGTTCCTGGAGTAATATTAGACGTGCTCCAAATAGAGGGTTTAGAATCTTTTGAAATATGGTCTTGAATATGCTTTATAATACCATTTTTATGTCTGCGATTTCGCTGCTGATTCATTTTAGCAAATGGCGCAACTCCATCAAACGCAATATATACAAGACTCTCTGGTTTTACATATTCAATATAGTGACTTATTTTAGAAATAATATTTTGAATCAAGACCTTTTCCAAATCTTCAACCGAAATTATATCTTTAGCAATTTCTTCTTCTAATTTACGAAATTCATCATAAATAATGGAATTACAATCCATATATAGGTATTGAAAACAAACAGACTCATCTGCTATTTGTTTACAATTACGTATAATATTAGAATAATTCTTAATAATATACGAGAAATAACTCGGAATTCCCATGGTTATATAAAAATATAGCAACAAATTTTTATATGGTTTAAAAATTTGTTATAAATTAATTTAATATATTATTACATTATACAGAATGGTCAAGTCGACAAAAACCCCAACAACAACATTAAAATTGCCCTCTAAGGTAAATAACAATGAATTTAATAGTTTCATTGATAAAAAATTGGAACAGGTAATTGATATTATCCAGAGGACCTACCTTTCTTTAGAATATTGTAAACAATATGATATTTTTAGTAAAAGTAGTATTGGTCAATGTACAGATCATTTACATACTGTATATAAGTCGGCACAAGAAGTGAAAGAAAGTATGCCTATTTCAGAATCCGACATGAATAGCACATTAACTATTATCCAAACTATTTTTGACAAATTATCTATCATATTTTCAACATACGGAACCTATTCAATCAATGATATTTATTATGTGGTATTTGGAACAAAATACGATAGTATTGACAATTACGATAAAAAAAATTTATATATTTCTAATAAACTTGAACTAATAGAAAAGTATCTTATTCCAGTTGGATATAAAAATTTGCCATGGAAGGAAGTAGATACAAGCGAAGACGATGTTACAAACAAAATAACAAGTTACACTATTCAAATAGACAAGTCTAGTCACATCGAGTGTTTCGAACCATCAACCATGTATTCATCAATTCACCAATCCGTATATGGATTAAGAACCATTATCAGAAACAGTGAAGATAAGAAGTTATTATGTGTATCTGGTTTAATAAAGGACATTCCTCTTCAGTACTTAGAGAATAACGAGTTTGTTAAAATTCGTCTAAGTGAAATTGAAATCAGTCTTAATGAGCATGAATCCAACAGTGATTTAGTTAATCGATTCATTGAAAGTATTACATTAAAGGAACTTCTTATATTTAGTAATCTCGATTTTTCCAAAAAGTTTGAACTAATGAAAACTGATGTTGAGTATGTTAAAAATAACAAAGTAGAAATTATTGTCAAGAAATTTTTCGAAATGGAAACAAATTCAAGACGCAAGATGTTAGTGAATCTCCTAATTTACAATCTCGATAATGAAGTTCAATATATTGCGTATATGTTGTATGATTTATTAGGAGCAAGTGAGAACAATGAAAATGCGGATACAACTGCTCAAACCGTACTCTATGAATCTTTACCGTGGAAATTGAAGCAATATTTCAAAGAAACAATGATCAACACCATTGAGTTTACACAGAACGCACTAGAGTCATGTGATACATCCAAGATTTCTTTGGAACAGCAAGTATTACTAATGAAAGCAGATCAAAAAATCAAAGATAAGGCGTTGATGAAATTGAAGGAGGTCAAGAGTCGTTCTGATGACCAAGGGAGTAAGTCGAAACAATATTTAGAGGCACTAGTAAAAATCCCATTTGGCATATTTAGAAAAGAACCTATATTATGTAAAATGGATTCATTAAATGATACATTTAAAAATATGAGTCACATGATTGACGCAAATGTAACCCAAAAGAATAAATATACTCTATACGAGATAAAAACGGCAGTGGATGAGATTGAGCATACCTCATTAATTACATCAATTGAAGAATGTCTTTCCAAACTGTCCAAGAAGAACAAGGCTACATTAACTCAACTGCTAAATATTTTTGTAGATACTATTCCGAAAGAGGATCGCAACAAGGAGTCACTTTTAAAGCATCTTCGTGAGCATTTGGATAGTGCTAAAACAGATAAGGAATTAAAGAAGGAAATATACGAGGCATTAAATATCATCAATCCCAGTCATATTAATCTTAACATTAACAAACAATTAACGCATATTAATGATGAACTTGTGAACGTGGATGTTTCCATGACAAAGATTAAACAAGACTTAGACGATTGTATTTACGGACATGACGAAGCAAAGCGTCAAATTCTAAAGATCGTCGGTCAATGGATTAATGGTGAACAAAAAGGATATTGTTTCGGATTTGAGGGATCTCCTGGTGTTGGTAAAACATCATTGGCAAAGCGTGGACTGTCTAGTTGTTTGGAGGACGATAATGGAGTTCATCGCCCCTTTTCGTTTATTGCGTTAGGTGGTTCTTCCAACGGTTCTACATTGGAAGGTCATAATTACACCTATGTAAATTCGACATGGGGTAAGATTGTGGATGTCCTTATGGAGAGTAAATGCATGAACCCTATCATTTATATTGACGAGTTAGATAAGGTGAGTAATACAGAACAAGGTCGCGAAATTATTGGTATTTTAACTCATTTGATTGACGGAACGCAAAACGATGAATTTGAGGATCGCTTCTTCAGTGGAATCCCGTTTGATTTATCCAAGGCACTTTTCATATTTTCTTATAATGATCCTAATAAAATTGACCGTATTTTGTTAGATCGTATTCATCGTATTCAGTTTGAGAATCTTTCTTGGACTGATAAAATTGTGATTGTTGATAAATTTGTTAAACCAGAATTGAACGAAAAAATGGGATTTGATAATACAGTAAACCTTTCAGAGGAGGTGGTTAAACATATTATTGAAACTTATACAATGGAACCAGGTGTAAGAAAACTAAAAGAGGTTTTATTCGATTTATATGGTGAAATTAACTTGACGCTCTTGGACGCCAATGAAAAGAAAGAAGTTATTGAATTGCCTCTAACAATAACAATTGAAGATTTAGGAACAAAATATTTAAAGAAGAATAGAAAGGTGAATGACATGAAGATTCACAAAGCCCCCTTGATCGGAACCATGAATGGTATGTGGGCAAATGCTCTTGGAAAGGGTGGTATTATTCCAATTGAATCGAGTTTTTTCCCTGCCTCGAATTTCTTGGACTTAAAACTAACAGGTATGCAAGGAGATGTTATGAAAGAGAGTATGACAGTTGCGAAGACACTTGCTTGGTCATTAACCCCACCCGAAAGACAGAAGGAATTAATGAAACAGTTCGAAGAAACCAAGAACCAGGGAATTCATATTCATTGTCCCGAGGGTGCTGTCAATAAAGATGGTCCATCTGCCGGAGGTGCTATTACATCAGCAATTTACAGTCTATTAAATAACAAACCAATTAATAATACCATTTCTATGACAGGTGAAACAAACTTACGTGGAAGAATTACCGCAATCGGTGGTTTAGATTCTAAAATCATAGGAAGTATTCGTGCAGGTGTAAAAACCATATTGTACCCACTTGAAAATAAGGAAGATTTCGATGAATTCATTAAAAAATACGAAAGTATCTTGGACTTGAATGAAATCACTTTTCATGCGGTCGATCATATTGATGAAGTGTTCAAACATATTTTTTAATAAACATAATTAACTGAACTTTAGTGATTTACAATTTCTAATACTAATATAAAGAAATTGTAAATGGATCTCAACATCATTAACATACTGTACATGTTTTTCAGACTGGCACCTTTTATTATAGTCAGTTATTTTACACTTCAATCTTTATTTAACCAGGATTTAAAGGGTGTTATATATTTAATCGGTTTATTGATCACGTCCATTGTGGTGGTTCTTCTTGGAAATATATTAAAGAAATTTTCTCCCCCAAAGGGTCTAATGCCAACCGATTATTCAAAAATTCGTTGTACACAATTAACATTAGGTAATTCGCAACCCATATCAGTATTGCCACTAAGTCAAACAGTATTTGGTTATACCCTGGCATATTTAGGATACTTCATTTCTATAAACAATCTCCAAACGCAAAATATTGCCACATTTATATTATTTCCAATATTAATTGTTGCCGATATGATGTGGAGTACCGTAAATCTCTGTTCCAGTCCAAAATATCTGTTAATATCGTTAATATTGGCAGCATTAATGGGAACATTATGGGCTATGATGATTGATTCTACAAATGCCCCCGACTTAGCATACATGAGTGGAATTAGTAACAAAGATGTATGTTCCAAACCGACGAAAAGTTTGTATAAATGTCGACCAATCAAAAAGTAAATAAATATCTTAAATAGATAGTAAGATATTTAATGTTTATAATAGTCCAAGACAATGGAAGGATCTAATCGAATACGTCTCCAAACATTCCCATCAGACCAGTGTAATTCATTACGCATATGTTGATATGTTGTTTCTAAAATTGTTCGTCCATGATGCTTATTTTTATTTTGAAAATCCACAACTAATGTATTACCGTCTTTATAATCAAAAAAAACCTTCCATCGAAGTTCTTT